ACCTCTGGTTATGTTTTGACTTCAAGCGGAACAGCACCGCAATGGACTCAATTATCAACAATTGGAGTAACCACATTTAGTGCAGGAACAACTGGACTTACGCCTTCATCAGCAATAAACGGAGCGGTTACTCTTGCAGGAACTTTGGCAACTACAAATGGCGGTACTGGACAATCGACAGCTGCAGCAGCTTTCAATGCGCTCTCCCCTATAACTTCTGTAGGGGATTTGATTCTTGGCAATGGGGTCAATAGTGCCACTCGGCTGGCTATCGGTCTTAATGGGCAAGTACTAACTTCTAATGGTACGACCGCTTCTTGGCAGACAGTGACGGGCAGTGGCACAGTAACCTCTGTATCAGGTGCGGGGGGGGCAACTGGACTAACGTTAACCGGTGGTCCAATTACCACCTCTGGTACATTGACACTGGGCGGAATCCTTAACATTTCCAATGGGGGTACGGGCGCATCTACCGCATCTGGAGCTATTAACGCCTTATTGCCCTCACAAACAGGAAATAGCGGAAAGATTTTAACAACTAACGGCACTTCAAGTAGTTGGGTGGCTTCTGGATCATCAGGGACAGTAACCTCTGTATCTGGTACTGGTACGGTTAACGGAATAACTCTCACTGGTACTGTTACTGCGGCAGGATCATTAACTTTAGGTGGTACCCTTAGCGGCGTGAACCTTAGCACGCAAGTTACCGGCACTCTGCCAGTAGCTAACGGAGGAACTGGAAACGCCTCACTTACTACTGGTTATGCACTAATAGGAAACGGTACGGGTCCGGTAGCAGGTCTGGCACCCTCTACGTCAGGTAATATTATGGTGTCCAATGGTACAACATGGACATCAGGAACCACTCTTGCAGGGAACTATCTTTACACTGGTTCAAATTATTTTCAAAATTCAACTTATATTGGCGGAACTTCAACCTCAACTACTTCGTTAGCATTAGGTACTGCGTCAATTAACTTTTATAGTTCTACAATAGGATCCAATGTAAATACTTCACTTTACTTTTCAGCAAGCGGATCTGCACTAGCAAACCAAACTTATGTGCTTACATTTAATAACGGGGGTTCACCTGCTTATGCTTATTCTTTCGCCGGTGATGGAACAGCACTTAAGACCGGAGGTGGTTCATGGGGAGCTATTTCAGATTCACGTCTAAAAACAAATATTACCCCACTTGTGGGAGCTCTCGAAAAAATCAATTCACTTAATCCAGTGTCTTACAACTGGAAGATCGTAAAAGAAAACGAACCTACAGTGGGATTTATAGCGCAAGATGTGCAAAAAATACTTCCCAATGCGGTAACTTCTCGCATACCAACTGAGGAAGAATCAGAATTTATAGTTGATGAAACAATGACTATCGGCTGGCAGAATGATATGTTTGCTTATCTTGTCGGAGCTATAAAAGAACTTACCGCTGAAATAGCTGAGTTAAAGAAAACATGACCGATTATGATGCCCTTGCCAAATCAGCATATAACAAGCAGCAAGCTATTAAACATTTGACTGCAACGATACCAACAACTTTACCAACAGCACCGTTCCCAGTGGGGACGTAGGAGCACACATGGCTTTCACTTGGTGCAAAGAAACTGATCCACGTTTACCGAACTGGCTAAACACGGTACTCAACCTGCCCCCGTTCTTGTTGCCGACAGAAGTGATTATCCCTCTCGTCTGCGTTGTGCTTGGCTTCAAACGTGCAGGAGCTTGGGTACTCGGCAAGATCGGGCGTGGTCCGGGAGTACCGGGACAAGGTACGATGTTCTGGAACGGTATCTTTGAAGTTCGATTCATGCTGCCGTTTTATATGAACTTCATGATCCGTTGGTCTGCCACCTCTAGCCCTTCCTACTTTCAATTTCAGTTTGGTTGGAAGCTGAACGGACGCTTTGCCATTGCTTTCAGGTTCTTGGATGATGCTTCTGCCGCTGCCGGTGTACTAAATGTAAATACAGACCAAGCAGGTGGATTTAACGAAGGCACAGCGTAATATAAGGCTTATGAAATATAGCATCGTAATACCTACATACAATAACTGCGAAAAATATCTAAAGCCTTGTATAGATTCAATAATCAAATACACGGATATGACTGATGTTGATTGGGCAGATTGCAAACAACGCAATATTGACCACCTTGAAATTCAGATTGCTAAAGGTGCCTACTATGCTGGTTTTGACTTAACCCCGTTTGAGGATGCAATAAAAGGTTAATATATAATTATCTCAAGCAATTTTGCTTAGAAAAAAAGGAAGAATCATGACACAAGTAACATTCGTATTTGAAGATTATGATGCAGCAAACATTGTAAATTTGCTAGGTAATATGCCTAATCAACACAATTTGTACCCTTTGTTTAAAAATGCCCAAGTGCAATTTGAAACACAAATGAAAGCATTGCAACCTTCCGAACCAGCTAACCCAGCAGACGAAGGTAATACTCCTACTTAAGGATTAACTATGTTTGGTAATTCCCCGTATTCCAAATCTGCGTTTGCGAGGAATTTAATCCAAAATTATGCAGTTACAATAGCAGAAGCTGGATCAGCAAATGATACAGTTTCTGAAAATAGTTCAGATCTTGTAACTCTTAGCGAAGCAGGATCAGCATTAGATACGCAGTCCGAATTGATGACTGCTACATTAGCTATTAGTGAAATAGGTAATAGCATTGATAGTCAATCTGAGTCTATGACTGCTCCAGTAGTTATTGCCGAAACAGGCAATGCTACTGACAATCAATCAGAGTCAATGGCTGCTTCAGTTATTATTACTGAGATTGGCAATGCTTTAAACGCTCAATCCGAGTCGATGTCTGCTGCGGTATCGATTTCTGAATCAGCTAGTGCAGTCGATACAGTTTCTGAAAATATGACGGCTGCCGTTTCTGAAGCTGGATCTGCTGTTGATACCGTAAGCCAAAACGCAACGACCCCTGTTTCAGTCACTGAAGCTGGTAATGCCGTAGATTCTCAGTCTGAATCAATGTCGGCTCCAATATCAGTATCTGAGTCTGCAAGTGCAATAGACGCTGTTTCGGAGTCTATGACAGCTCCGAATAGTGTTTCTGAATTCGGATCTGCATTGGATACGGTTTCAGAAAATATGACGGCTCAAGGTGTAATTGCCGAAACAGGATCTGCCGTTGATACAGTCTCTCAAAATGCGACAACACCCGTAAGTATTTCTGAGGCTGGAAACGCTACAAATACACAATCTGAAACGCTTTCTGCTCCAATTGCGGTAAATGAAGCAGCAAACGCAGTCGATACTCAATCTGAAACAATGTCTGCATCGGTAAGCCTTACGGAATCGGGCAATGCAGTAGATAGCCAGTCAGAATCAATGTCTGCTCCAGTTAATATCCATGAGGCTGGTAATGCTACGGATGCACAATCCGAAAATATGAGTGCTATAGCAACTATTAGCGAAGCTGCTAATGCTATATCCACCGTATCAGAAAATATGACTGCTGGCGTGTCTATAAGCGAAATAGGCAATGCTTTAGATGCAGTAACAGAGAATATGATTGCCTCAGTAACGGTTACTGAGACAGGAAACGCTCAAGATAGCGTATCTCAAAACGTAATTGCTTATTTGGCAGCGATTGAGACTGCCAATGCCGTAGACGTTCAAACCCAAAACATGATCGCTCTGCTGGCAGTAGCAGAATCAGGGCTTGCTTCAGACGCTGCAACAGAGTCAATGACGGCTTATCTGCAAATGGTAGAGGCTGGCAATGCTCAGGATTTAGTCATACAAAACATGACTGCCCCGTTAAATGTTTCGGAGGCAGGTTTAGCGCAAGACATTGTTAATCAAGTCGTTACGGCTTCGTTAAACATCAATGAAGCTGCAAATGCCCAAGATTCGACTAATGCCAAGAACTATGTCATAGTCACCGTAGTAGAATCGGGCAATGCAGTAGACGTTTATATTTGTGCTCCAATTTTCCAAAGATCGGATAAAGTTTGGCACGTTTCACCAAGACCGACAAATTGGCAAGTAGCACAAAGATTGGATTATTGGCACGTTTCACCAAGACAGGATTATTGGCAAGCTCATGAATAGTTACATTTTAGAAAAACGGACTTCAGAGGCAATCTATTACGATATTGATTGCACTTATATCCTTGACACCCTAGAAACCATTTCAGCCATTACTTCAGTGACTGCGGATCAGCCGGGTCTTGTAATAATTGGTCCAGCAATAAACCCAACCCCGATTACTTTTCCCGATAAACAAGTAGCTGCTGCCGGAAAGGTAATTTCAGTTCAAATTTCGGAAGGCATAATTCCTGCCCCACAAATCAATCAACTCTATACAATAAGAGCATTATTTACGACAACTGAGGGCAACACTAGGGAAGCCACTGTTTTATTGAACGTGACAGACATTCCTACTCAGACGGGGAGAATTTGCTAATGCAAAAAGACATGATCGTGGCTTATGCAGCAGGATTCTTTGATGGAGAAGGATGCGTCAACCGCTCTGCAAACAAGTCAGGATCTCCTTTTGTGCGTATCATGGTAGCAAACACTAACATTGAGGTTTTGGAGCTTTTCAAATCTTACTGGGGTGGAGATATACAAAAATCAAGCCGTAGCAAAGATCACTGGAAACAAGCTTACAACTGGAGGCTTGCAAATAGCGATGCCAGCACTTTTTTAAGGGAAATATTGCCTTTCTTGGTTATCAAAAAAGATCAGGCGAGTGCAGCAATTCAATTTAATGATATGCGACCCGGCAAAGGTGCAAAATGGCAAGAGCCAGCAAAAACACAAGCAATTGAATTGCTTAATAAAATTCGAGAAAAGAATAAAAGAGGAGTTGTTGTATGCCCTTAAAATCAGGATACAGCAAGGAAGTAATTTCAGAAAATATTGCTGAAATGATAAAAGCAGGACATCCTAAAAATGTTGCTGTTGCTGCTGCCTATTCCAATGCCCGTAAGTCTCATGGCGTTGACGAGCAAGAGACCGAGGAAACGAAAGAATCCCACAAACGGGATTTAAAAGAGGAGCCCGATTCAAAAATCGTGGCTTTTATTGTATATACGGACGATGACAAGATCCTATGGATGAAGCGCACCAAGGACGATACTTGGGGTTTTCCCGGTGGTCATGTTGAGGAAGGCGAATCAGCCATTGAAGGCGCAATTCGTGAGTCTCGTGAGGAAATCATGCACGTCCCTGAGACAGGTCTTCAGTTGATCTATTCAGAGGGCAAAGTGCGTCTATTTGGCTGCAATGATGGCGAATTTAAGCCCGAGCTTAATGATGAGCATAGCGAATTCGTATGGGCAACCATTGAGGATGCTCCCGAGCCCATATTTCCGAAAGTTGACGGGGACGAGGAAAAGATTGCGGAAGCTGCTGAAGCTAACGCTTCTGCTATGGATAAACGTGAATACGATACAAACGGATGGTTTGAGGTAAAAGACAACCCTCTTTCAATGGTCGGGGTATTCCCTTATTCAGGCAGATCAATTTCCCCTGAATGCGATCAAGACAGGGTTTACATGGTTTACCGTCCAGCCGAGGAGCTTAGCTCCACTGACTGTATAGATTCATTCAAATTGATCCCTTGGATTGACAATCACGTCATGCTTGGAAGCGAAGACGAAGGATTGACTCCTTCAGAGCAAAAGGGCGTACAGGGCGTTATCGGGCAGGACGTTTATTTCGATGGCGATACCCTAAAAGGGAATATCAAAGTATTTTCGGAGGCAATGGCTAATCTTATTGCCAATGGAAAAAAAGAATTGTCCTGCGGATACCGTTGCAGATATGAATACGCACCCGGCACTTATGACGGAATAAAGTATGATTATGTGCAACGGGATATTCGAGGCAATCATCTAGCCCTTGTCGAAAATGGACGCATGGGTCCCGATGTAGCAGTTTTAGACCATTTCACTTTCACAGTAGATAACAAGGAGTTTTTAAACATGGCTAAAGAAAACAAAGAAGTAGGTGGCGAGAAGCCTACTATGACTCTTGAGGAAGTTCACAAGTTCCTCGAAGAAGTTATGCCAAAACTGGCAAAAATTCAAGAATTGACAGGTCAATCGTTTGGTTCAGCAGGTTTAGAAGCCGTTGCTGACGAAGACACAGAAAAACCTGACGGTGACGAAGAAAAACCGGGCGATATGATGGACGAAGAAGGTCCTGAGTATGGTGTTGGCGGTCAGAATGAAGAAGAAAAAGAAGGTCAACGTGGCGCAGGTATGGACGCAGCAGCTATTGCTCGTACTGTCGAAGCTAAGTTGGCTAAAAAATCTAAGCTATACGACCAGTTGTCAGCTCATATCGGTGCGTTTGACCATGCCGAAATGGACTTGGACAAGATGGCTAAGTATGGCTGCAAAAAGCTTGGCTTGGAAGCCCCTAAAGAGACTCGTGTAGTTGCTTTAGAAGCGTTCCTAAAAGGCAAGGGTGTTCCTAGTCGTGCTGCAATGGATTCCGCAGTTCGCAAGGGCAATTTCGTTCAACGTTTTTTAGAAGGTAAATAATCATGACTGCTGCGACTTTCCAATCCACAGTTAACGTCAATCTGGGATTTGGTATTCCCGGTGAATTGATTGTTGACGGTCCACAACGTGTAGATTCCTTAACTCTTGATTCCACTGGGGGAACAATTGGTTTGGCATTTACAAAATCTAACTCTACTAACGTAGCTACTCAAGGTGGTGTAGTTGGTACTGGTATCTTGTTTGCTGGTATTTTGGTTAACCCAAAATCCTACGCTTCTTATGGCGCAGTTGGTGGTGCTCCACTAGATCCAACCTTGTTCCTCGGTCCTAATTCTCAGGGCGAGTTCATGACTATGGGTACTATTGTTGTGACTCTCGTAGGTGCTGCGAATATCGGTGATTTGGTTGAATACAACACAACCACTGGCGTTCTCTCCACTGTTGCTCCCGGCAGCTCTGCTACCACAGGTAACGCATTGATTCCTAATTGCGTTGTATGGAATTACCCAACTAGCGGTACGGGCTTAGCAGCTATCCGTATCACTGATTAATAAGGACTGATATATGAACAAATCTATCGAACGCAGCTCACTGTCTCCTCGTCAAGTTGGCGTGGTACAAATGTCTGCCGATGACGTATCCGATTACGCTGCACTCGGAGACCTCGGCATTAACTTCGGAGCTCAAAATCTGAAGGCAATGGCTAATTACGCAATGGATACCCAAAGCGATGTAAGCCAACCTTCGATCACGACTCCAGTTCAGTTTCTACAAAACTGGCTTCCCGGCTTCGTTAAAGTAATTACTGCTGCTCGTAAAATTGACGAGCTCTGCGGTATTACTACAACTGGCTCTTGGGAAGATCAAGAGATCGTTCAAGGTCTCTTGGAGCCAATCGGTAATGCCGTTCCTTACGGTGATTACACAAACGTTCCTTTGGCTTCTTGGAATACCAACTTCGTTCGTAGAACTGTTGTCCGTTTTGAAAAGGGCATCAAAGTAGGTATGTTGGAAGAAGCTCGTGCAGCTCGTATCCGTATCAGCACTTCTGCTGAAAAACGTTCGTCTGCAGCATTGGCTCTTGAAATTCAACGTAACCTCGTTGGTTTCTACGGTTTCAACAACGGTAGCAACTTGACTTACGGTTTCTTGAATGATCCGGGCTTGCCAGCATACGTTACTGTTGCTGCGACTGGTACAGGTGGCTCAACATTGTGGTCTACAAAGACTTTCTTGCAAATCGTTGCTGACATTCGTGTTGCTGCAGCTCAGTTGCAAACTCAGTCTCAAGACACAATCAACCCTGAAGATGCAGAATTGACTTTGGCATTGCCAACCAATTCATACCAATATTTGTCAGTTACTTCTGACTTTGGTATCTCAGTTCGTGACTGGTTAAACAAAACCTATCCAAAACTGCGTGTAATTTCAGCTCCTCAGTTGAATTTGGCTAACGGTGGCGCAAACGTGTTCTACCTCTATGCTGAGCACGTTGAAGATGGCGCAAGCGATGACAGCCGTACATGGGTTCAAGTAGTCCCAGCTAAATTCCAAGCCCTAGGCGTGGAAAAAATGGCTAAGGCTTACGAAGAAGACTATGCCAACGCAACTGCTGGCGTATTGTTGAAGCGTCCTTACGCTGTTGTTCGTTACTCAGGCATTTAATAGATAGGGCGGTCTTATGGGCTGCCCAATCTAGCTGATGTAAGATAGGATAGACGGGAGAAATCCCGTCTTTCTAAACATCAAAAAGGATAACAAAAATGGCTAAAAATTATGTGTTTTCAACACTAGCTAATGACCAAAACTATACGAATTGGATTGCTGGCGGTGCTGACGTTCCTATTAAGGGACATTCTGTTCTCATCAAAGGTGGGACAGGCGTAGCAAATGACCGATTGATTACCCCTTTGGGCGTATCAACAGAAGTTACTGATTATGACCTTGAGGAGCTTCAAAAGAATCCTTCCTTCAAGGCTCATGAAAAAGAGGGTTTTGTGACCGTAAAAGCTAAAAAAGTAGAAGCTGAAAAAGTGGCTGCGGACATGAACCTAAAAGATGAATCTGCTCCTTTAACTGACGCAGATTATCAAAAAGAAGACGCACCAAAAGTCGGAAATAACTAAAAATGACATCCATTACACCAACTTATGACGATGAGGCGTTTCGGAACCAGTTTCCTCAATTTGAGAATACGACACTGTTTCCACCTGCCCAGCTCGAAAGTTGGTGGACTATGGGTACAGCGTATATCAATATCGATAATAACTATCCTTGGAATTTCAATACCAAGCAGCTTCAGTTAGCAATCGATTTGATGTGCGCTCACTTGTCAGCGTCTTTTAGTCTTATCAACAACGGTGTGCCTGTTGTTGTAGTTCAAGGCTCTGCAGAGGGGTCTGTTAACGTTTCTCTAGTGCCTCCTCCAGCTAAAACTGCATTCGGCTGGTGGCTGGCAACTACTCCTTATGGAAATCAGTTAAGGGCTCTATTGAGAGTGGTCGCTAACGTAGGCTTGTATATTGGTGGAAGCCCTGAAAATCAAGGATTTCGTAGAGCTGGCGGGTTCTTTGGATGAAACAACTTAATCTCGACAAGATCAAGATTGCGCTAGAGCGTGTTCCTGAAGAATTCGAGGGCATGGTAGCTCAAGTCGGCTTTCCTTCGGGGATCAATTACGAAGACGGCACTTCCGTTGCTTATGTAGCAGCAATACAAGAATTTGGAGCTCCGGCAGTTGGAATTCCAGCTCGTCCATTTATGCAGCCAACAGTCAAAGAAAAAAAAGACACTTGGACCAAGACTATTGAAAAAAGCATTCCCAAGGTAGTTCTTGGGAAAATGACTGCTTTTGACGTTTTGGATTTGGTGGGAATTCAAGCTGCTGCGGATATTCAAACAAAGATTTCAACTATTTATTCACCTCCTAATGCGCCAGCAACAATCAGGAGAAAAGGTTCATCCAAGCCATTGATTGATACTGGGCTTATGCTTGCATCGGTTCAAAATGCGGTCAATAAAACTGGGTCAGAATTTACTGGGAAAGGCTCGTAATGTTTAATGTTAGAGCTCTTGCCAACAAGAATATTCAGATCACAAACAAAAACCAACAAATCAACTGGATACAGTCAAACGGTTATGTGACCGATGACGCAGGGAAACGCACCCCTAAGACCATAACTTTGACAGTTGATGCTCAGGTACAAGCTCTTAGCGCAACCGATTTAAAGCATATTGACGGGCTCAATATCACAGGCGTAATGCGTTCTGTTTATATGTACGGCAATGCTGCTGGCGTGGTTCGAGTGGATCAGTTGGGCGGGGATATTTTGGTATTTCCTGAAGTTCCCGGTGGCTGCAATCGTAACTGGCTTATCACTCAAGTCATGGAAACATGGTCTGATTGGTGTCACGTTATCGTTACCCTTCAGGACGATTAATCATGTCAGCAACTTTAAATATTAATGACCAAGACGTATTTCGAGCGTTAGTGGTCTTTTTTAACTCCTTTTTACCTGCGGGGACTGAGGTAGTTCAAGCTCAAGATAACAGAGTCCCAATGCCTAAAAATGGCTTTGTAACCATGAATAATACGGGAATGGATCGATTATCATTTAACGTTGATAGCTATGATTCACTTTCTCAGGGTAAGTTCATTCTTACCCCCACCCAATATTCAATGCAGTTAGATTTTTATGGTTTGCTTTCTCAAGAGTGGGCTATGCAGACTATGGCATTGTTTCGAGATGAGTATGCAACGGAGATTTTCCCGCCAAATATTCAGCCGTTGTATGCGGACGATCCAGTCCAAATTCCGCTTATTGATGGGGAAGCCCAATATGAGCAACGCTGGAAATTGGTAGCGAGTTTACAATACAACCCAATCCTTTCAACGACTCAACAGTCTATGATTGCAGTGGATATTGCGCTTGCTCCAATCGATCAGACATTTAACCCCTAGGAGAATTTATGAGTACCATTCCTTTTTCGCAAGTAGTCCAAGTCGTACCGTCAGTTTTATCGGCTAATGGTGTAGCAGTTGACCTAAACGGTCTCGTGCTTACTCAAAATGCTGCTGCTCCTTACGGTTCAATCCTAACATTCGCAAACGCTGCTGGCGTTCAAAGCTACTTTGGTGCTAACTCAACTGAAGCTGCGATTGCAAATATCTATTTCAATGGATATGACGGAGGCACTCAGCTTCCCGGTACTTTGTTGATGACTCGTTATCCTGAGACAGCTATTGCTGGCTGGTTAACTGGTGGTTCATTGGCAAACATGACTTTAGGTCAACTGCAAGCTTTGACTGGTACTTTGTCAATTACTGTTGCTGGCGTTGTTAAAACATCCGGCACAATCAATTTGACTAGCGCAACCAGCTTTAGCAATGCTGCCACAATCATTCAGGCTGCCTTTACAACTCCCGGCTTCACAGTAACTTATAGTTCACAAAGCTCATCTTTCGTATTTACAACAAATACGACTGGCGCAACTCAAACTATAAGTTATGCAGCTACTGGCACTTTGGCAACTGCATTGATGCTAACTCAAGCAACTGGCGCAATTTTGTCTCAAGGTGCTGACGCAGGAACTCCTGCAACATTTATGGCTGGAATTTTGACTCAAAATCAAAACTGGGCAACATTCATGACTGCTTGGGAAGCTGTTTTAAGTGAAAAAGAAGCCTTTGCACAATGGAGCAATTCCGTTTCTCCACGTTGGTTATATGTTTGCCAAGACTCCGATCCTAACGTTTTGATCGCTTCTAGCACCACTACATTCGGTGATTACCTGCAACAAAATCAATTAATCGGATCAATGCCTATTTTTGGTGATTACACTCATGCAGCTTTTGCTTGCGGATTTGCAGCTTCTTTGAACTTTAACCGTCTCAATGGACGTGCAACGCTTGACTTCAAATCACAGTCAGATCTAGTTCCTTCAGTAACCAATGCAACTCAATACGCTGCAGTTTTGTCTAATGGTTATAACGCATACGGTGCTTGGGGATCAAACAACCCTGCAAACAATGCTAACTGGTTCTTCCCCGGCTCTGTTTCAGGTAAGTGGTTATGGGCTGATACCTATTTGAACCAAATTTGGCTCAATGCTAACCTCCAGTTGGCTATGGTTAACTTGTTGACTTCTGTTGGCGCAGTTCCTTACAACTCACAAGGTAACGGTTTGATCTACTCTGCTGCTCTTGATCCAATCAATGCAGCTTTGAACTTTGGCGCAATTCGTGCTGGCATCAACGTTTCGTCTGCTCAAGCTGCTGAAATTCAGTATGCTTTAGGATTTAACGCTGCTCCTACCATTGCTTCCCAAGGCTTCTACTTGCAGATTCTGCCAGCTACAGCTCAGACTCGTGCAGCTCGCCAATCTCCCCCTATTACTTTGTACTATCAGGATGGCGAAGCAGTACAACAAATCGTTATGGCTTCTATTGCAATTCAATAAGGAATAAATTATGTCAACAATAACCTCAGCAAATTCGGTCCTTTCATTAGCGATCAATAACTACTTCCCAGTTCCTCAAGTTATCCAAGGCTATGCGGTGGATGACGCTTTTGAAGGCGAAGCCGTACAACAATCTGAAGTCTTGATGGGCGTTGATGGCGAGCTCAGCGCAGGTAAAGTATTTGTCCCTTACAAGATGACTATTCACCTTCAAGCTGATAGCCCAAGCGTTTTCTTATTTGACGCATGGCGCAACGCACAAGATGCTGCAGTTGATGTTTTTTCTGCTAGCGGCTCAATTACGTTACCGTCCACAAGTATGGTGTATACTTTACAAAATGGCTACTTAACAATGGCAACTCCGTTTCCAGCTGTTAAAAAGACATTGCAACCAGTAGTGTACGAGATTACTTGGCAGCGCATTATTGGCGGTCAAATCTAATATGGCAAATTAAAAATGGCAAGAAAAGAAGCGACATTCGTAGCGGACGCAGGACGTGATAAGGGCAAGCAATTCCTTATCACTGAAATGTCTGCCTCACAAGCTGAGAGCTGGGCTTTCAGGGTAATTCTCGCTATCGGCAATGCTGGTATTGAGATCCCGGATAACCTAGCTGCTCAGGGAATGGCGGGTCTTATGGCGGTGGGCTATATGAACCTTCTCAAGATTCCATTCGAGGCTGCAAAGCCTCTTTTGGACGAAATGATGGGATGCGTTCAAATAGTCCCGTCTGCCAATGTTAAGCGTCCATTAATTGAAGATGACATCGAGGAAGTAAAAACTCGACTATCCCTGCGTAAAGCAATTTGGGATCTGCACATGGATTTTTTTTTAGACGCAGACAAGTCGACTTCGGAGTCAGAAGCGCAAGCACAAGCAACAATCGGCTCGTTGAGTATCAAGCCACCCCGAAAACGATAGCAACAGTAGTCTCGTCAAGACTGGCTACCCTCCATGAACTTGATACTGTCTATGGTGTTGAGGATATGTGGATACTCCTTGAGATTCATGCTGTTGATCGGCATAATGCTTATATAGTGAATCAAAAATAATGGCAACGGTCATAGACAGTTTATTAATTGAGCTTGGATTAGATACATCCAAGTTTGATGCTTCTCAAAAGAAGTCCGTAGAGGAACTTCGCAAGTTTGACGAGCAAGCCCAAAAGACGGCTAAAAATACTCAGCAAGGCTCCAAAAACATTGGTGACGGTTTTGAAAAGGCTCGGAATGCCCTAGTTTCCCTTGGAGTCGCTTTTGTCGGCATAAAAGGTTTTACGAACTTTGCTCAGCAAACGACAACGACCAATGCAGCTCTTGGTCGAAATGCTCAACTATTCCAAATGTCTGCCCGAGAGCTCGATGCTTGGGGCGGTGTTTTAAAAACAGTAGGCGGTGACGCTGAAACCTTTCAGTCATCCATTCAAGCGATGCAACAAGGGATTGCTGGCATTAAGCTGGGTGATGCTGCCATTCTTACGCCATTGGCACGATTGGGGGCATTGGCTGCGGTAGACATCAATAAAGGTACTGTCGACATTTACAAGTTGGCAGATGCTTTAAAACGCTTTAAAGCGGAAAACGGTGAGCAGCTTACGCTGACC